TGAAAATAATTACGAAACGGATGATATCAAAGAAGCCTTTCGTGGTGAAAAAGAAATTCTCACTGCGTTAAAAGATTATATTAATGAGCATGAAGTAGTAGAAGAATACGAAGATTACGAAGAAGAATCGGATGAAGATGAATGGTGATAAATGAATTGGTATAGCAGAATAACGCAAAACCTTGCGATCATACCAGATTTTATTACGTATTATGAAAATGAATTGCTGTCGGCAAAAAACGAGGTAAAAATTTACGGCAATGTTGAAAAGAACATTGCCAATTTACCTGGTGTAACCGAACACAGATTTAATCAATTGCAAGAGATTGAGGCAGTGTTAAACTATCTCAACATTCAATTACGGAAAATTCGCCGAAAACATTTTCAAAAATATTTAGAAGCGTATAATAGAGCATTGACTAGCCGTGATGCTGAAAAGTATGTTGATGGTGAAGATGAAGTCATTGACTTTGAAACTATTATCAATGAAGTTGCATTATTACGAAATCGTTGGTTAGGTATTATGAAGGGGCTTGAAGCCAAACAATGGCAGATGGGTCATATTGTTCGCCTGCGTACAGCGGGTATGGAAGACATTACTATAGGATAATTTATGTCAAAAGTTTTTAATTTGCCGAGGGTAGTAAATATTACCAATGCTAATTCTATCACTAATTCTATGAATTCTGGTATTATAGGCAACATCGCTCCAATGGCTCCATGGGCAGTGAAATCGTTACTAGAGGGAGCCGACGTATTCACTGAATCAAACAGAGTCAAGAAATATGAAATCATAGAAATTCCTGAAGATTTGTTGGTGTTAAGTTGTGCGTGGTATAGAATTCGGCAAGAAATCAAAAAAGATAAAGAAAAAAAATTGAAGTATCCTCCAATTTCATCTTTACTGACTAGTCAATTATTTGATCTAGTCCAACAAGAGGACAAAGACAAAGCAGATTCTATTAGAAATTACTATAGCAAAAAATTGATGATGCTAACTTTGATGGAAATTCGATTGACAGCATTTAGAGAAGACCTAAAAGATTTTCTACATGGTGATAGTAAGAAGTTCAAAGAGAAGTTTGTACCTATGGTATATAGGTTGCCTGAATTCTATGAAACAGATTTGCAATTTGAAAAGATTAAATCCAATTTCGTATTGGACATCAAAGATGATAGCAGAAAATTTTTGAGGTCTGACAGAGCTAAGAATACTTTTGAATTGATGCCCATTGCTTCACTCAAAAAAGAAAATAAAAGTATGAAGCGTACGGAATACTGGTTAAAAACAAAATCAAATGATTTTGCTTATGCATTAGTACTAGACGATACCAATCCCCTAAAGTCATTATGGGAACGTGAGTTTAAAAAACACACAATTGTAATGGATGCTACAACGATCCCTAAAATTCGTGATGGTCTATATTACTATGTATTGTCTAATTATACCGTAAATTGACAATAAATCCACTGTGTTATATACTGCGGACACAGTAAGGAGCACAGTTATGAAGACCAACTTGTTCAATGCCCGTCATCACGCCCGTGTGGGTCCCGGTGGCTGGTTTTGCACTTGCTGCGGCCCGGCTCCTAAGGACCGCAAGACCGCTGTTCGGCAGCATAAGCGCAGGATCACCCGTATTTTGGACAAGCTTGAGCGTGATTTTCAGGCTTGACAATAAATGGGTTTGGGTATATCATACAGACATGAACATCAAAATGACGCCATACGAAAGAGTCTCCTACAAGCTGTTGCGTGGGCAGCCCAAGCCCAAGCCCTTCGGTAAGCTTGTTGACGGCAAGTTTCTTAGGGGTACTAAGAGCCTGCATTGGACCAAACAAAGCCGAATGTGGCAGATGTTTTGGCGTCTGAAGTTTCGGCGAATTGCCAAAATTTGACAATAAATGGGTTTGGCTATACAATACGTGTATTGATTGATTAAGGAGTCTGACATGACTATCAAACGTTTCAAGCAATCCCAACGTTTTCGTGTTATCGTTGAATCGGCATGCTTTTATGCTACTGCCAAACAGATTCGCAACGGTATCGGTGATTTCACCAAGTGCAATGCTGCAACCCAAAAGGCTCTTGACGCCCTAGAATTCACTCGCTCGGGTAAGGGTCTTGCTGACCAGTGCGCCGTGGGTCTTGCTGGTACTTGGGAAGGTCTGCAAGTCCAGTTGGATCTGGCTTGACAATAAATCCATAAGGCTCTATAATAGAGTCTTATTCAGTCAGAAGGAGTTCTTTATGGGCTTTCGAGTTTTGGGTCGTACTGAGGATGTTCTGAAGGGCTATGGTCCACGTAAGGGCCTCGAGGGTCCGTTCGTTTATAGCAACGGCAGGATTCTGTATTACGATCCCAAGGCTGGTCAGTACTGGGACCCCCGTACTGACTTCTATGTTGAGCAGGAAGAAATGAATCTCCTGCACGACGACCTGGCACGTTTTCTCTCAAAATAAAGGTTGACAATAAATGTCTAAGATGGGTGAAATTTCTTTGGAAATCCAAGATTATTTGGCTGAGGGTATGCACCCGGTTCTTGTAGCCAAGATTCTCGGTGTTCCCCTTTCTTGGGTTTATGATACCTTGAAAACCATGCAAGAGGACGATGATTCCTACAGTCCTTTCAATACTGTGAATTCCTAAGGCTTGACAATAAATCGGTTTGGGCATATAATAGTCTCATAGACAGTTAGATAACAGAGATCGTATGTATCAAGTCGTTGTCAAGAAGTTCATTGATGTTGGTATCAAGCGGGTTCGTTTTACTGGCACCAACGAAGAATGTGTGCGTTGGATGACCAATCATCGTTGGGGTTACTATGAACTCCTTGGCCCTGATGGTCGCCTCCGCTCTTATGTGCTTGGAAAAATCTAAGCCAAAATTTGACAAATAATCCAATTTTTGATATACTGTATTCATAGTCAAGAAACGGAGCGAAATATGAAGATCGTCATCAGCACTCAAATCCGCGAAAACTACGGTGCCCATGATTGGGACGGTAAGGGTGCTTGCCCCCAGTACTGGAAGTGCAAGGGTGGTGATGTGTATGTTGTCCCGAACCTGACGGTTGCTCAGGTCCTCAAGGTCAAGGATCAGGGCATCCCGACCCTGAAGGCTCTGATCGAATCCCGCAATGAGGGTTTCGAGGAGTACGTGGTTGACTGGTCTATCCTCGATGATGACGCCACTGTGTGCGATCCGTGGGAAACCCCCTTCGAACTGTTCTGGGAACAGGGTCGCTGGGTTGCCCGGCGCACCGTCGACAACGGTGAGTACGGCTACATGCGCCGTGAGGTTGCTAGCAAGTCCGAGCAGTATGACATGCTGATGGCGGGCGGTCGTGAGAACTACCGTGTGGTCTATACGATGCGTAACGGTGATTCGGTCACCGGTGAGCAGGTCTCGGAATATCTTTCGAAGGCTGCTTGAGGCCTGCAGGTTGACAATAAATGGATTTGGGTATATAATACATACATAGACAGTTGAGACACGGAGCAAATATGTCAACGATTCGCATTCTTTCTGGTTCTTATCGCAATCAAGCCGTCAAGAACGAGGTGTTTACCCTCGTCAAGGGCTTTCAAACTGGCAAGAAAGGTAACTATGTTACCGTTCAAAACGACGGTCAGTTTGACGTTGCGATTCCTGTCGTCAAGATCAAGGTCAATGGCATGTCCGATATCGAATTTCTGAACGGTGCCCCGGTGGTCGCACAAGTGTCCGAGCCCGTCGCTGAGGTTGTTACCGAGACTGATGAGCAGGCTATGGATCGCATCGCCGAGCGTTTCGGCATCCTCGATGAAATGTCTAAGGCATGTATCGCAGGTGATATCCGTGCTATGATCGTTACTGGCCCTCCTGGTGTCGGTAAGTCGCACGGTGTGACTACGCAAATGGAAAAGGCTAGCATGTTCGACAAGCTGGCTGGTCGCAAGGTCCGTTTCGAGATTGTCAAGGGTACTATGTCGGCGATCGGTCTGTTCGCATTGCTGTACAAGTACTCCGATGCTAAGAACGTCCTGGTGTTCGATGACTGCGACATTTGGGAAGATCAGGATGCTGTGAACATTCTCAAGGGTGCGCTTGACTCTGGCAAGACCCGTCGAATCTCTTACAACAAGGATTCTCGACTCCTGCGTGAAGAAGGTGTCCCGAACACGTTTGACTTTCACGGTTCTATCATCTTCATTACTAACAAGACCTTCGACAACAAGCGGGCTACTAAGATTCAGCCTCACTTGGATGCTCTCCAGTCTCGTAGTCACTTCTTGGATCTGACTATCAACACCGAGCGTGACAAGATGCTCCGCATCAAGCAAGTGCATCGTGATGCTGATCCTGGTCTGTTCGTTGACTACGGCTTCACTAAGGAGCAAGAAGATATGGTGCTTGACTTCATGTGGGACAATCACAACAAGCTCCGTGAAATCAGTCTCCGCATGACTCTCAAGATTGCGGATCTGGTCAAGATCAGCCCGACTAACTGGAAGAATCTGGCACGTGCTACTTGCATGAAGGCTTAATATCATGAAGCAAAAAGGTTTCACTCTGATCGAAATGATGGTCGTGATCGTGATCATCGGCATCGTAATCCTAACGGTGTTCGGTGCAGTCAACGGATATAAGGAAGGCAACAGTATCAGTTGGGGTATCAACGGAATGACCGAGGTTCGTTGTATCGATGGATACAAATTCGTGATTGGTGATATGGGTCAAGCCCGGCAGGTAATGGACGAGTTTGGTAAGGGTGTAAAGTGTCAATGATTAAGTAGTTGTACGTTAGTATAAAGGGGACTTCGGTCCCCTTTTTTTGCCTTTATATTTGTACATCTGAATTAGTTATGCTATCATGTGGCAATGATACCGATTCAGAATAAAGAGCACCTTGTATATTTCATGCAATGTGGAATGCTACGCCTAAGCAGGTATGATCTTAGGTTCATCCAAAACTTACAAACACTTTCGAATCAGAACAAAAATCTCACTACAAACCAGATAGACCTTTTCAATAAATTAGTGGGTAAGTATCAACGCCAATTAGCAAAGCATGGCTTGACGATGGAAAAAATCAATGCACTTAAATGGGAAACAAATATCATAACAAGCGATAGACAATTTACAGAAGCATATATTTCTATCGTTGACAACAATATAATTTTCAAAAGTCCCTTTAGTAAAAAGTTTTTAGCTAAATTTTCTAAGCTAGAGGTAAACAGTTATAAGTGGAACAAAGAAGAAAAGGTATATCGCTCACCCTTTTCAGTTTATGCACTTAGATACCTTAATGATTTGGCTAAAGAATTTTATCCTAAGATAAATTATTGCCCTGCAACAACAGACCTAATAAATAAGCTAGAATCATATAGAGCCAAATATTGGAACCCTACGTTGGTGAAAATTAATGACCTCTATCTGATAGCATGTACCAACCAATATTTGGATCTAGCAATAAAAGACATTGAGTTATCGGCTGATCCTGTGTGCTTGTCTAAATTAACTGAACTAGGCATAAAAATAGATAAAGATATTATTAACGACAATCCTTTATTGGACTTTTGTTCTAAGTATCATATCGATGCCGACACTAAAAACTTAGACAATATTATTGAATACCTTCTTGCTATCGGTTGTAAAAATGTTTTGATATATCCTACACCATTGAACATAGACATTAAGGAAAAGTTTTCTGTATTCAACATCTATAACAGTAAAAAGTTTAGTGCCGATGATCTTGTACAACAAGATACAGCTTACATATCAATGAGGTCAGCTGGTGTACTTAACACAGTAAAAGAAGGCAATTATATGAAAGTCATCAGAATGAACAACACATCACCTGTAATTTTTAATCTCAAACAATGAAGCAGTGCAAATTGATTATCAAAGATGAAGTCAACGTCAAGCTAGAAGGTCTTGACCTAGGCGACCGCAAAACATTGATGAAAATGTTTGAGTATGAAAAGCCGGGCGCCCGATATCAGCCTTCAGTAAGATTAGGCAGATGGAGTGGTAAGATTAGTTATTTTAGTTTGGGTGGTACGACATACATTAACTTATTGCCTGAGATTCTTCCATTACTTGATCAAGCAGGATATGATATAGAATTGGACGACCAACGTACTTACAGGCAAACGTTCACCTTCACGCAAGTGTCCGAGGATACGTTTTCTGAGTACACTTGGCCCAAAGGTCATCCTAAACAAGGGGAACAGATTGTATTGCGAGATTACCAAGTAGAGGTAATCAATAGATTTTTACAGAATCCACAATCAATACAGGAAGTAGCTACAGGCGCAGGCAAGACTATTACAACGGCTGCATTAAGTTATAGTGTAGAACAGTATGGTCGTAGTATTGTCATTGTTCCAAACAAATCATTGGTCACACAAACAGAGGATGATTATAAAAATGTAGGCCTTGATGTTGGTGTCTATTTTGGTGAAAGAAAAGAATGGGGAAAGAAACATACGATATGTACTTGGCAAAGTCTAAACAATTTACTCAAGGATACACAAGCAGGTAATGCTGATTGTACTATACAAGAATTCATAGAAGATGTTGTTTGTATAATGGTCGATGAAGTTCATATGGCAAAGGCAGATGCACTCAAGACTTTATTAACCGGTGTATTTTCACAGGTCCCCATTCGTTGGGGCCTTACTGGAACAATACCCAAAGAAAAATATAATGCACAAGCATTGTATGTCTCATTAGGTAATGTTATAGGAAAATTAAGTGCCAGCGAACTTCAGGAGAAGGGGGTACTTGCACAATGCCATGTTAATGTGATACAATTACAAGATAAAGTAGAATTCACTAACTACCAAAGTGAATTGAAATATCTACTTGAGGATAAACATAGGCTTGATACAATTAGCGAACTGGTTTTAAAAATCAAAGAGTCAGGTAACACTTTGATTTTGGTTGATCGTGTAAACGCAGGTAAAGAATTGGTGGATAGACTACCTGGCGCAGTCTTTGTTAGTGGAGAAACTAAACTAACAGAACGTAAGGAAGAATATGATGAAGTGGCAACTGCTGATAAAAAGATTATTGTGGCGACTTATGGTGTGGCCAGTGTGGGTATTAATATTCCTCGTATTTTTAATCTGGTTCTTTTGGAGCCCGGAAAAAGCTTTGTTAGAGTTATCCAAAGTATTGGAAGGGGTATCCGAAAGGCTGAGGACAAGGACTTCGTCCAAATCTGGGATATAACAAGTAGTTGCAAATTTGCAAAACGGCACCTCACGCAAAGAAAATCGTTTTATAAAGAGGCAAACTATCCATTTGACTTGGAAAAAATGACGTATTAGAATACAATGATATTATGCGAATACTAACGTTAGATAACATATACTTTAACCTCGAAACACTTCCAGAAGAAATTGATGACTTGCGGTTTGCTATTTTAGATAATAGTAACCCTTCCAATGTAGATTACCATTATATACCATTAATTTTTTTAGAATCGTTTAGCTCACCAGCGCTGGTGCTACGCATCGGGGACACAACTATTAAAATGCCAGTTGATTGGCAAATCTTAATTGGTGAAAAAGAACACGGTGATTTAGAAACACTACCACTAACTAGCATTAACGATAGAGGGTTTAGTGCATTTGAATTTAATCCATTGTCAGGTTTTAGACCTGACTTTTTACCTATCGAAATTGTAGATATTTACCATGATGTAACATGGTATGCACCTAGACTAAAGAATGGACAGTTCCTGTGTGTTCCCATAGATGATAGTGAAAAGCCCAGATGCGTATACTTTGTGAAAGAAATTAGTAGAAACTGTGAATTAGTAGATTACAATCAAGCGTTTTAATATGGCAACTAAAAAACCACAGCTAGCTAAAGATGAAAAGTTTGAGAAGGTCGATCTAGACCTTTTTGAAATTCTAGCCGCGCTGGATAAAAAAGACTATGGGTATTACGATAGACTTACAGAAGAACAAAAGAAAAAAGTTGTACCCTTCATGCTCACCCATTGGATGAGTGCTATAAAAGGCAGTGAGGGTCTATCCAGATATTACGTAATGAGTACAAATGAGTATGCTAACAAATACTTGTTTGCAGAGTTTGTACAAAAACATCCTAAACTTCAATGGCTAATGTTGTGTAGTGCTAGCCCAGGATTAGGAAAACAGTTCCATCAATGGATACCGCATATCCGTGACAAAGTTGGCAAGTACAAAGAAGCGGCGACAGTAAAAGAAATTAAAGAGTACTACACGAAAATATATGCTAAGGCAAATCCTAAAGATATTGAAGAACTGTCGAAAGAATTTGTAAGCCAGCAAAAGAGAAAGATGTATTTGGGTGAAGTTTATCCCAATATGAAGATAACTGATCTTGAAGCATTAAATGAAATTATAACCGATAGTGACATAGAACAGTATGAAAAAGACAGAGGAAACGGGTAATACAAAGTACGGATGTGAGTTTTGTGGAAGAACATTCATACGTGAATCCACAATCCTTAAGCACATCTGCGAATATAAACACCGCTGGTTAGAAAAAGATAGACCATGTAATCGCATAGGATTTCAAGCATGGGTACAATTCTACAAAAAGAATTCTGCAAGTAAGAAAACAAAGACATATGATGAATTCATCAAATCAGCTTATTATGCAGCCTTTATTAAGTTCGGTTTGTATTGTACTGAAGTTGGTGTCATCAATGTGCCTAGGTATGCAGATTGGCTAGTTAAAAATCAAGTCAAGATCGACACATGGAATACAGATAGCAATTACACGAAATTTCTTATCGAATATTTGCGTATCGAAGATCCATTAGATGCTATTGCAAGAAGTATAGAAACTACTATAGTCTTATCTGAACGAGAAAAAATACTGTCCAAAGATGTATTGAGATTTGGTAACAAAAATAAAATCTGTTATGAAATAACTAAGGGAAAATTAAGTCCGTGGATGTTGTATCATAGCACAAGCGGTCAAGAATTTCTAGATAACTTAGATGAAACACAGGTGAAAATCATCATAGACTATATCAATCCTGAGCAGTGGGCATTGAAACTACATAAGAATCCAGATGATGTAAAAGAAGTACGAAAACTTTTAGCAACCGCAGGGTATTAGGAAAACTATGAAACTTAAATTTTTGTCTTTAATTTTATTACCGTTATCTTTGAATGCGTACTCGCAGGCATCGTTTCAAACACCTGAATATAGCTTGAGTGGTGCATTAAAATCAATCAATGCTAGCTCTGCATATGCTAGAGGATATACAGGAAAGGATAGCGTTATAGGAATTGTTGATAGTGGTATAGATACGAGCAGTAATCAATTTATTAATAAAATTCTTTTCATTAAAGATTTTTCAGGATCAGGTACTCCTATCGATAGGATAGGACATGGAACACACGTAGCAGGTATAGCTGCGGCTGCTAAAGACAATATCGGAGTGCATGGAGTTGCATTTGATTCAAAATTAGTTATCGGAAAAGTAACTGACAATGGATCAGTCACTACAAATAATCTTGTTAATGCAATTTCATGGGTTAATTCCACAGGCGTAGATGTTTTGAACTTAAGTTTGGGTTGGAGTCTCTCACAAAGTTATCTATCAGCAAAGCCACTGAGTACAGGTGTGTACACAACTAAATTTACTAACACTGGTAATTTGCCTATAAGCACATTGTTCAGCGTTAATAACTTGTCACAGGCACTATCAGGAGAATCGGTGATTGTTATGTCGGCAGGAAACGACGGTACAAAATGGTCACAAGGATTAGCAGGATTAGCTACAGTTACTGATGCAAAGGGTAATCTATTATTTGGTGGAAGAATCATAATAGCTGGAAATTACAATTCTTCAACGAACACTCTAAATTCTAGCAGTAACAGTGCCGCACACTTGTGCCAAAATACTGTTAATGGTGTTATGAATACTCAATATTGTGCTGACAAGTACAAGACTTGGGAGTTTTATTTAATGGCACCAGGCACAAGCATTCTAAGTACTGTACCCAAAACTGCGGGAATACCTCAAAAGTATGATGCTGCATTACAGCCTACTGGACTATCAACAATGACAGGAACATCTATGTCTGCACCGGTGATATCTGGCGCTGCTGCAATCATTCATCAAATGTGGCCACAAATGAAGGGTTCGAATGTAGTTAAACTATTATTAGTAACCGCAAACAAAAACATACCCAACTATAATCTTTATGTTCATGGTCAAGGCCTACTAGATTTAGAAAATGCCACTCGTCCTGTAGGTAAGCTAGGAATTCCTACTACTGGTAGATTAGCAGGACCAAATTTATCAACAGTAAAACCATTGGTATACACTGGAGGCAGCGCAAGTACAGGAGGTCTAACGAAGTTGATGGTTGTAGATTCTTTTGAAAGAGATTTTTACACACCCGGTGAAGCATTGACTGCACGTTACACCCCAAATCAATTTAACTTGGCACAAACCTTAATGGTTTATGATACGCAAAATCCTTACGCATTGTTCAACAATTACACCAATACATTTACTGTGGGTACAAAGAATTTACACATGAATGTGTATAAGAATATGAATGATGATACCTTGGGTATGTTTGAACTAACATATAACAAAACATTTGATTCTTTTGACTTTGGTATGTCAGCAGGAACATTCAGCGAAAAGAATACTTGGTTAGGTAATAGTGTAGGAAGTTTCATAGGCGAAGGCAACAATAAAAATAGCAACACCTACTACGGGTCTTTGAAAATAAATAAAACTATCAACGCATCTAAGTTTTATATGTCTTATAATACAGGTATTACATTTACAAGATCAAACAGCGAAAATATTTTATCTATTGGCAACGTATTTAGTCACGGATGGATAGCAGGAGCCGAACAGGAAATCGGAAAACACAAGTTAGGATTCATGTTTTATGAACCGGTAACTATTTATAAAGCAATGGCAAATGTTATTGCTCCTGTTGGACTTGATAGTGATTTTAATGTTATACAAAATTCTAAAGTTAATTTGGCTGCAACCGTAAAAGAAGTGCGTCTAGGACTTTATCATAAATTTATACACAATGATATTAAATCTATGTTCTTTGTAGAAAATAGACAAAATTATAGAGGGCAAGCTGGTGTTAGTGATTTAGCATTGGGTTTTTCTATGTCTAAGACTTTTTAAATGGGATATGCTAATAACCATTACGATTATACTAAAGGATGGAATGATTCAAACCGATGGTTCGAATGCATAATTACGCCTTCGAATCAAACAAAACACGAACAAATGGTAGAATGGTTATACGAAAAACTTGATAATTGCGAAAGACATTGCAGGTGGATAAATGGTTTTGAAAATGAATCTAGATTTAAATTTAGATACGAACGTGATTACATACTTTTTACGTTGAGATGGTCCTGAATGCTTACAAAATCAAAACGCAGTAATGGGGAAGTTATTGTAGAATGGTCTAGACAAGGTCCATATCAACCAATGATAGATAAATTGCAGTTACTAAAAATTTTGTTTAATGAGATAAAATGCTATGAACAGGTTGGTATGTTAATAAAGATGGCAGGATCACAGTATGACATACTATGGGTAACATCAAACTTCTACGATCAGGATATTAAAAATTTATACTCAGATTATATACAAGATGTGTATGAAATAACAGGTGTAGTATTTGTCAGTGAAGTAGACGCAGATAAATTTATGGAAATCTTAAAGAAGAGGTATGTATGGCATCTTTTGCAGAACTAAGTCCTTATATAGAAATTATTGAATCTCAAGTTGTAAATCCTAGAGATACAGGTAAAGTAATCTTTAGGTGCAAAGACGATCCATACAAGGTCATTAAATGGTGTCGAAGAAATTTCGGTCCTCGAGGAGATGGTTGGGATTTCTCAGGTGCTGATAAAGCAGTAGACATTACTATATGGTCTAGTAAATTAATAACTATGTATGAATTATGGCAAAATTAATTAAACCAGAACTAACAGAAGGGCAAGGATATATCATTCTAGAAAAGATTGTACCTGAACCACTTATCGATTCGCTAGTTGCAAAACTATCAACATTGCATCCAGTTAGAGCGTCCAGTGCAAGTAAAAAATATGCTGAACGTGATGATATAAAAAACTTACCAGACATATCAGTTTGGTGGAGTCAAATGGTTATGGATTGGCCCGAAGTAAAAGAAATAAATGATCTACTGATAAACAAGGTCTCTGATTATCTATCTGATCCTGTTTGGTACGCTAGTGATATTGTTACGATCAATCCACAAAGCAAGTGGATCAATCCACATGTAGATACACCTCATCGTTTCAAGAAATATAATTACGATAAACGTTTGTTGGGAGTTCAAGCTATTTGTTCATTGTTTGATTTAGATAAAACAAACGGTGTCACCGGTGTCGTCCCCAAAAGTCAACTCACAGATTTCAACATCAACCTTTGTTATCAGGGCTTTTATAATTCATGGTTCCAAAAAAACTGTGTTCAGAATTCTTTGCCCAAAGGTAGCGTTTTGTTCTATAATTGCCGAGTTCTGCACAGTAGTATGCCCAATCCACAAGATGTACCACGGCAAGCACTATTGTTTAATTACCTCACAGGTAGTATAATAGATGATGTAAAGTCTTTGGACAACATTTGGAAAAGCAATGAATGAACACCTTATCGACATTTTTTGAAGGCGTAGAAGAAGATACAAAACTTTGTACTATTTGCAAACAGCAAGTTCCGTTATGGAATTTCGCTAAAGAAGGTAGCAAGGGTTATCTAAGATACGAATGCAGAGACTGTGCTAAAAAGCATGGTAAACTAGTTGCAAAGATTAAAAAGACTGCGCCAGCAATTCCAAATGATTATAAATGTCCTATATGTGATAGAAGTTCAGATGACTTAGCTACATATGGAAAGAATAAAAAATCCGTATGGGTAGCAGATCATAATCATAAGACAGAAGAATTCAGAGGTTGGCTCTGTCATAAATGTAATTTAGGATTAGGTAATTTGGGTGATGATCCTGAAAGATGCAGAAAGGCAATGGAGTATTTGAATGGCAAATGATATAATGATTGACTTGGAAACATTAGATACAAGTCCAAACTGTGTGATACTTACAATAGGTGCAGTTAGGTTCGATCCTAAAGGCATGGGTGTCGTAGAAAAGTTAGAACTGCGCCCTACTATTGAAGATCAAACAGAAATACACAATAGGATTATTAATGAAGATACATTACGATGGTGGTCTACGCAGAGCCCTGATGCACTTGAAGAAGCATTGGGAGACAGGGGACGAGAATCATTTAAGTCTTGCATGGAGACCCTTTATAAATTTTGTTGGAACCGTCGTGCTGTTTGGAGCAATGGTGCTAGCTTTGACGTAGTAGCATGTGAATCAGGTTTCAGACAAACGTTGACTGAGTATCCTAATGCTATTCCTTGGCCATATTATACTGTACGTGACACACGAACCTTATATGAAGTTGCAGGCGTGAGTCTTAAAGATAAAAAGTATGGCAGTAAAACTACACACAAGGCGGTAGAAGATGCCGAACATCAAGCAATCGTAGTTCAGGATGCATATAAAAAGTTAATAAAGGCAGGGTTGTTACAATGATATTGATTACCGGTGGTGCTGGCTTTATAGGAATTAATTTTGTTAAGCACATTAGAAAACACACAACTGCAAAAGTGTTTGTGATTGATAAAATGGGTTATGCTAGTAACCTAGAAGAACTAGAAGCTATGGGTATTGATTATGAAGTTATCGATATTGCTGATAGTAAAGCTTTAGACGAACTATTCTCAACTCACTCATTTGACCAAATTGTACATTTTGCGGCAGAAAGTCATGTAGACAATTCTATTAAAGATTGCTCACCGTTCATTCAGTCTAATGTTATAGGTACTGTAAATCTATTAGACCAAGCTAGAAAGCACAAGATAGAAAAGTTTGTACACATATCTACCGACGAAGTATTCGGGGAAGTTCCTGCACCCGGCAAGTTTAACGAATACTCAAATATATGTCCACGTAATCCGTATTCTGCTAGTAAAGCTTCAGCAGAGCATTTTGTCATTGCATATGGCAACACTTACAAATTGCCCTATGTTATTGTAAACAGTTCTAATAACTATGGCCCCTTTCAATATCCTGAAAAGTTGATACCTTTGACAGTTGGGAAGATACTTAGAAATCAAAAAATCCCTGTTTATGGAAAAGGTGACCAAATACGTGATTGGATCTATGTCGAAGATACCTGCGATGCTATCATGCGTGTAATGTTTATGGGAAACATTGGTAACCGATACTGCATAGGTGGCGGCAATGAAACAAAAAATTTAGAGTTAGTACATTCCATCATAGATAAAATGAATGCTAGCACGAATCTAATAGAGTTTGTTACTGATAGGCCAGGACATGACATTAGATATGCAACGGATATAACCAAGATTCAAAATGAGCTTGGATGGCGACCAAAAACATCATTAGATAAAGGGTTAGATATGACTATTGAATGGATAAAAAGATATGAAGATAGGATTTAACTGTAGTAGTTTTGACTTGTTTCACGCAGGTCATGTTACTATGCTAAAAATGGAAAAGCAATTATGTGACTATCTTATTGTTGCATTGCAAGTTGACCCTACGGTTGACCGTCCTGGTATTAAAAACAAACCTACACAAAGTATCTATGAAAGATACGTACAATTACAAGCCTGTAAGTATGTAGATGAAATATTAGTCTATTCAACTGAATATGATTTGTTACAGTTATTGATGACACAGAAAATCGATGTCAGGTTCTTAAGCGAAGAATATCTAAATCGTGACTTCACTGGTAAACAATACTGCATTCAGAATGGAATTGAATTGCACTATCATAAGCGTGAGCATGATTATAGTTCTACTGAATTGCGTAACCGTGTATACGACTTAGAAAAGCAAAAACGTGAACTTAAAGAACAAGAAGCAGACTTACCACAACATTCTCCGGAGTTAATTAAAAAATGATTATCTTACTAGGTCACGGATATATAGGTGAACACATTGCCAAAGAATTAGACAATCAACAAGTATCCTATCGATGGTTACACCATACCGATTTATTTGAACATGCATCATTTATTATTAATGCAACAGGGTACACTGGCGTTCCTAATGTCGATGCATGTGAAAATGAAAAACAGCAGACTATCAACGGTAATGTTGTGTTTCCGTTATCATTAGAATATAATAATCCTATTACACCTATACTACATATCTCTAGTGGTTGTGTATATACAGGATACGAAAAAAATTTTACCGAAAACGATCCTCCTAATTTCGATTTTAATAACGGAAGTTTTTACAGTGGCAGCAAAGCATTAGAACAAAAAGTACTGGAGCCATTCATGCATAAGAGTTATTTGTTTAGAATTCGCATGCCGTTCGGAGATGATAGACACCCAAAAAACTTGTTTACAAAACTAGAAAAGTATGCTAAACTAATTGACTATCCAAATAGTGTAAGTTATGTTCCTGATGTTGCTAGAGCAGCCGTCCATTTTGCCTTGCACAAACCTATGTGCGGGATTTATAATGTGTGTAATCCAGGACATACTAGCACAAAGGAAATTGCAGCCGCATTGGGCTTACAGAAAGAATGGTTCACACCTGAAGAATTTAAAGAAGCAGTGATTGCACCACGAAGCAATTGTATACTTAACACAGACAAACTTCAAAGCGTGTTCCCTATCATGGACGCAAAATCAGCAGTCAACTTAGCAGCAAAAAATTATAAATGAAGTTTAATAGTGACATTGACATTGACTTTGGGGACAGAGATAAAATATTGTCTCTGATCCCGCACATACCTGCTGCCATGAGAAACGTACACCCTATACGTAAACATGCAACAGGAGTTTATGTTACTGAAATTCCATATGATCCTGTCAATGACATGGCATCGATTGACTATACTGTAGCTGAGACTCGCGGATATCTTAAACTTGATATGTTAAACGTCCATGTTTATAATCAAGTCAGGGACGAGAAGCATTTAGTAGAATTGATGAGTGAACCTAATTGGGACAATTTAAAAAACAAAGATTTTGTAGAAAAGCTGATACACCTAAATAATCAATTTTCTACTATACGAAGTATGCCAGAGCCTGTCAATAGTATACCTAGATTGGCTATGCTATTAGCAATCATTAGACCAGGTAAGAAACATTTGATAGGTAAGAGTTGGAAAGATGTAGCTGAAACTGTATGGAATAAGACAGGAACGGAGTACTCTTTCAAGAAAAGTCACGCAATTGCATACGCACATTTAGTTGTTGTGCATATGAATCTATTAGAAGAAACTACGGTAATCGTTTGACTAGTGTTATACTACGTCTTTTTGACCTACGTTTATGAAGTTCATTCATACTTGTTATAGGTCCATGTAGGATCACCAAGCTTTTATTAGCAAAAGTTTTGAGATATGGTTTAAACTGAGACCAATCATCCTTCAGAAACAAGTTAATAGGTATTAGTCTATTACTTTCCCACCACCATATATCTCCCAATTCTAAAAATCTAGACTTGACCTCAGATTCTACTATAGCCCCATAATCGTAAATAGTGGTAACATTGTCATCTCGGTTTTGAACAATGCCCACATAATCTTGGTTGGCGTAGGAACAAACTGTTATGAACGGGTGATTTTCGCTAAGTTTTTTGAAAAACTCATTTTGTATCATGTAATTTTTATGTAAAATAATGATATATTTAATCGGTGTGACCCGAACTTAATAATTTAATATTTTCGGTACTAAATACGTTAAAGGATTACATATTGTGTACTCAACCCCAGTTTTTATTTATACCCAAAGACAAATCGTTGTTTTGTTATTTGGTAACTCAGCGAGGAGATATATGCCAGTTTACGCCAAACCTTTAACTCTACATAAAGGTGTAGATAATCAAATACAGTTTCAGTTTCTTAACCAAGAACAAAAACCAGTGGATATCACAGGTAAAGAAATTACATGTAGAATCATCAGTTACGACGGAACTGAAGTCTTATTGCGTAAAGCGTTAACTCCTACTTATGCATTAAATGGCTTAGCAGTGCTAACAGTAAATGCTGCCGACATTGAAGATATTGATGCGCAGGCAGCGCATTACTCACTAGAGATTCCTGTAGGAGAGTTTGGATTCCCTGTATTCGTAGATCAAAACGCGGGCGCCCGTGGGGATATGAACATCGTTAATTCTGTATTACCTGCTTTTATACCTTCAGCTAACATATCCATCCCTACTGGGCAACCGTTCCCTAACTTAGATTCTAATAATAGCATTGCCAACGTATTACCTAATGCAAACGTTTATTATAGCAGCGTCATCAATACTGAGGACAATCCAATATTGACATTGCAGACTTCATTCGTTGAATATAACGGATACGTAGGGGTCGAGGGTTCTACGATAGTTAACGGTGATTGGTATCCTATTCTTACTTCCGAAGAATATTCCAATAATAGCAATACTCAGGGATACACAGTATATGGATTTCATCCCTATGTAAGAATGGTATTTACCAGCAACACTGGTGCTGTTACCAATATATTAGCTAGATAAAAGTCCGACTTACTTGTATTCTGATACATACTATGTTAAACTTATAGTATGTTTGATATCCTAACCGTTGTACCAGGCAAGAAAAAGCTGACCCAAAGTGGGTGGTACAGTTTCAACGCAATATGCTGTCAGCATCGAGGTCATAAGCCCGACAGAAGGGCTAGGGGCGGCATACGCACGGACGGGGACAACTGGAGCTTTCATTGTTTCAACTGTGGATTCAAGTGCGGATTCACATTAGGAAAAAGCTTAACGAAAAATACAAAACAATTCTTAAAATGGTCGGGCATAGACGAACAGCAGATTAGTAAATGGAACTTAGAAAGTCTGCAACACAAAGATTTGTTGAGCTATGTCCAAGTTAAAAAAGCTAAAAAGAAAATCAAGTTCAAAGACCATGAATTGCCTTTGGGAGAATTGCTTGACGTAAACAACATAGAACACAAAATATATGTTGATTACGTGCAGTCTAGGGGAATAAATGTTAGTGATTACCCCTTTATGATTACCCCTCATGAAGCAGGGCGTCAAGGTAATAGGATAATTATCCCGTATACATATCACAATAAAATCGTAGGCCATACTAGCCGATTCCTAGATAATAAAATACCTAAGTACATAAATGAGCAGCAGCAAGGATATGTGTTTGGTATAGATTTTCAAAAACCGAATTGGGAAGTATGTATCCTAGTAGAAGGAATATTCGATGCACTTAGTATTAATGCATGTGCATTGACTCATAACACGATAAATGATGATCAGGTTGAGTTGTTAAGTCAACTAAACAGAAAAATAATTTTTGTACCTGATCATGATAAAACTGGTTTAGAAACTATAGATAGAGCATTAGAGTTGGGGTATAGCATTAGTATACCTGATTGGGATCGTGGCGTAAAAGATGTAAACGATGCGGTTATAAAATACGGGAAACTAACTACACTACTAAGTATTCTACAAAGTGCTACAACTAGTAAAGTAAAAATAGAAATGCAAAGGAGAAAACTTGATAAAAGAATATAATTCGGATATGCAGATGTTGTTTCTGAGAATGATGGTAACAAACTCAGAGTTGTATACCCGAGTGATGAACATCATGAATCCATCGAATTTTGAAAAGAGATTAAAACCCGTCGCAGAATTCGTAGTCGAACACTCGAAAAAATATAATATGATGCCCGAGCCTACACAGATAAAGGCAGTTACTGGCATCGAAGTAGAATTTATTGCAGAACTTGACGATGGTCATAATGATTGGTTCTTAGAAGAATTTGAGCAGTTTACTAAAAGACAGGAACTTGAACGTGCTATTTTGAAAAGCGCAGACTTGCTTGAAAAAGGTGAGTATGGTCCTGTAGAAAAGCTTATTAAAGATGCTGTACAAATCAGTCTACAAAAAGATATGGGTACAGATTACTTTGCTGATCCTAGAGCTAGGCTTATGGCACTGAAGTCTAATAACGGTCAATTAAGTACAGGTTGGCCTACTATGGATCAAAAACTCTATGGTGGTTTCAATCGTGGTGAATTACAGATTTTTGCAGGTGGTTCAGGCTCCGGTAAGAGTTTGTTTATGCAAAATCTAGCAGTCAACTGGGCACAAGCAGGACTAAACGGTGCGTACATCACACTAGAACTTAGTGAAGGTCTTTGTTCTATGCGTATTGATAGTATGATGACCGATACTAGTAGCCGAGAAATTTTCAAAGACATTGATAATGTCGAAATGAAGGTTAAAATGCTTGCTAAAAAAGCGGGTAAGTTGCGTATCAAATATATGCCTGCACAAAGCACGGTAAATGACTTACGTGCATACTGTAAGGAATTGCAAATACAAACAGGAGTCAAAATAGACTTTCTGTGTGTAGATTATCTTGACCTTCTTATGCCCGTCAGCGCAAAGGTCAGCCCAAGCGATTTGTTTGTTAAGGACAAATATGTTTCGGAAGAATTGCGTAATCTAGCAAAAGAATTGAACGTACTATTTGTTACTGCTTCCCAGTTGAACCGTTCAGCCGTTGAAGAAATCGAATTCGATCATAGTCATATTTCAGGTGGTATTTCAAAGATTAACACAGCAGACAATGTATTCGGTATCTTCACAAGCCGTAGTATGCGTGAGCGTGGACAATATCAACTTCAATTGATGAAAACACGTAGTAGCTCGGGCGTAGGGCAAAAGATAGAATTAGAGTTTAACGTAGAAACTTTGAGGATTACCGATCCTAATCCTGAAGGTGATAGCCAAAGTTATCGTCCAAGTAATCCGCAGCCCAGCCCAAATGATTTAATGAGCAAACTAAAGCCACAGTCTACGGTAACAGAAAAAATAGACCCTATAACGGGAGAAATTGAGTCGGCCGTAAAGAAAGTAGTAGCCGACGCACAAAGTACCAAACTAAAAGCTTTGCTAAATTCACTAAAGAAGTAATTAACCGAAACCAGCATAAATACTGATTATGCAAAAGAAAACACGTTCCCTTTTGGAAGAATTAGAGGCCATTGGAAATAACCGTGATATGACTCACGTTATTGAAAGTAGAGCCCACAATATTATTACTAGTGCAATAAACTTATTAGAGTTAATTAATAAACACTATGATAAAAATACCTCAGAGGTACTTGAGCGTAAGCTTTTAGGGGCTATAAAAGGTCGTGATCAAACTAAATTTGCAAAAAGTATAAGGAAAAACCATGAGGCTTAAGGAATTTAAACATGTCAACCCTAAAAAATTAGATGAGAAATTGGCTAATTGGGTTGGAGACTACGGCGCTGCCTTTCTAAAACAAATGGGAAATCGTATCACTGGTGATACTGAAGGTGAAATGTCTATAGCAGACAAAACACACAAAGAAAAGTTTATCAATAACTTCCTTAGTGCTGCATACAAATCCTTAAATAGTGAAATTTCTTCCGGCAGAGTTGATCCCAATATTCAATCAGCACCTGACACTAGCTCCGCATCACCTGCAGAACCTCCTGCAACTGAACCAGCTGCACCTTCTGGAGGAACATCAGGAGTTCCTAAAGATGCTGGAGCTAAAGCTGCTGGTAGATATCAGGCTCAAACTCAGACTAATCAAAATATAAACAATTATATACGTAACGTTTCTGCTGCATTAAATCAAGAGACGGATAAAAATAAGAAAATTGCGTTAACTAAAGAACTTATAAATTTCATGGCAGATAGAAAGGGTTATCCTGAATGGGATAATGCACTAGCTACTGCTAAAGCAATATTACAACGAAATAAAGCCGGCGGAAACATGGTTCGTGCCCTGCAAACAGGTCAGCGAGTTATGGAAGCTTGGACTGTATATTGGATTAATCAGTTGCTAGAAGCAGTTGGACTAACGTGGAAAGATGTAGGATTAACACTACTTAAAGAGAACAAAAAGAATGGCAAGTATATTATTGCTGAAACCAAATACTTAAAGTTAAACAATTTATTTGAGGGCATTCTAAACGAAGCAGAGTCTATTGAACAATGGTTGAATAGATGGTTACCATGGTATTTACGTGGTATACCCATGAATGATACACATACAAAAACTTTAATTAAAGCTGTAAATGATAGTTATCCTAGGGATAAAGGAAAGGCAGCATTTGAAAAATTAGCAAACGCTGCGTTTGCAGCCTCACAGGGCCCTGGTTACGGCGGAGGATCTGCGCCCGCCGGCGGAGGTAATTATGGTGGTGGAGGTGCTGGTGCAGCAGGTGGAGGTGCTGGTGCAGCAGGTGGAGGTGCTGGTGCAGCAGGTGGAGGTGCTGGTGCAGCAGGTGGAGGTGCTGGTGCAGCAGGTGGAGGTGCTGGAGGTGGCGCCGCAGCAACTACGTCGGCATCCAGCGGCGGAAATACAACCTCTGCTGAACTTGTTGGTATTATTAAGTCACAGTTAGCAAGACTAAAGAAAATTGATGCTGCGGCGTATAGTAAGTTAGTAAAAGAATTATCTTCGGGTGGAGTTATGGCAATAAACAATCCAAATTTGGCACCAGAAGAACCCAAAGCAAGGACATTGAAAACACCTGATAGTTCTGCTCCTGCTTCAGCAGCCGCAGAACCAGCTGCATCATCCCCTCCTGCAAGTTCAGCAGAGACTGGAACAGGTGGTGCAGTAGCTACTAGAACACCAGATGCTGAAGTTGGTACTACAAGTGCCACCGGTGGTAGTACATTTACTAGACCAGGATCTACAACACACATCGCCGCTAGTGACAGAGAAGCAAAGCAGCAACAAACAAGAGATAGAATAGAAAGAGAAAGACAAGCCAGAGCAGCAGCACAAGGTAACAATAGAAGACCTAGATTACCTGGCGGTAACTCCGGTTCAGAAGTTGCAGTCAGACCAAATAATCCGGTAGTTCCAAAATGAAGTTAAATGAATCCTTATCTTATTTGAGAAACGTTTTAACTGATATTGAAACGTTTCAGAAACCATCATTAAAAGAAGATAAAGGTCATCTAGACCATCCTGAAGATTTAGTATTTTTAGGTGGAAGTCAAGGTGCCAGCAGAGCGGTTCAAGCTTCAATAGATACTGTACAGAATCCAAGTAAAGTGACAATTAAGTGGGACGGCTATCCAGCATTAATATTCGGTCGTGATGATCAAGGCCGTTTCAGCATCATGGATAAACACATGTTCAATAAGAAAGACGGTTCAGGGAGACAAGTTTATAGCCCCGAACAGTTTGTTCAATACGATCAAGCTAGGGGAGTGAATAGAACAGACCTGCATCAATTAATTGCTAACATTTGGCCTGGACTAGAAAAAGCAGACCGTAGCAAAGGTTATTACTGGGGAGATTTGTTGTTCAGTCAACCATTGCGCCCAGGTACTGACAAACTATACAGATTTAGAGCTAATCCAAACGGAATAACTTATACTGTAGATCCCAATAGTGAGGTAGGAAAAGAACTTACAGGAAAAACAGCGGGCATTGTTGTGCATCAATTTATTGATGCTAATGCAGCGTCAACCGATGATGCAGTGCCACTAGACGGGACTATAGGAAAATTGAAAAATAATAGTAACGTTGCCATAGTACCTGCTAAGATGCCAATAACACCTAATTTGAAAATAAACAACGGCTTAGTAAGAAAAGCCAATGCAGTAATTAAACAGTATGGTCCTGCAGTTGATCAGATGCTAGATTCTGCACCACAAGCACGTAATACGTTCAATCAATTGTTTACTACATATATTAACAAAAAGATTGTACAGGGTGATTTAAATAATCTATTGCCAGACTTCATGGAATATGTGCAATCTAGACCTATGACTGATTCAATGCGTAGTAAGATAATGACTCATTTTGAACAAAATCCAGACGGGCTAAAGGGAGCCTTTGAAATATGGGCCGCTATTTATGCATTGAAAATGTCAATTGTAGACCAATTAAATAAAGCAGCAGAATCGAGTCCAGTAAAGGGCTATCTGCAAGACGGTACTCAAACACAAGAGGGTTTTGTGAGTCATGGACTAAAGTTTGTGGATCGTATGGGGTTCAGCCGTCAAAATTTAGCCGGTAGAACATAACCAAAACCCATGTTTTTTTGTTCCTGGAATAAATAAATGTAGAGCCCAGGCTCACATAACATAAAGGAATACGAAAATGGCACAATTTACAAGAGTCAATGGTGACTTAAAACCCCTAATCAACTACGATAGCTTCTCATACACCAACACAGGTGTAAACACTGTTACTTCAGCAGCAACAGTTCAACCACAAGGTCCAAAGCTAGATTTCTTTACATACACCGCAGCAGGTGCATTGACAACTACAGAAATCGCACAAGGCGTACAGACAATTCAGCAACTTGCTACAATCTACTTGTACGAGTATACAGATGCATCTTCTGATACATTTGCATTCGCAGTATATCCAGTTGGTGCATGGACAACTGGTACTCTAGATACAGCATTACAAGCACTGGGTGGTGGTTGGGCCGGTGGCGCAACAAGCGCATCCGCAACATTTACTGGTTAATTTTAATTAATCAACTAAACCCGAGAACTAAAATTCTCGGGTTTTTTTACCTCATAAATAAAGTTATGAGTTTTAGAATAACATGTCATACATTGTTTGATATTACACAAACGGGTGTGTTAAACAGATCCAAACCCACTACGGATATGGATCCCAAGACTTGGATGCACATGAGAAATACACAATGTAACTTTGATACAGTATTACAAGTAATCTCTCTGAGAGCGCAACCCGAAGGAATAACTACCCCACAAAAACACTCAATACGATTTGATGATTTTGATAATTTTGGTTTCTTGTTCACACAACAAGAAGATGAAACATATCCTTGTTGGAAATTCACCTTCGAAATAAACCACACAGCAGTTTTTCATGATGGAATAAATGATTTAGGAAATCTATACAAAGATTGCCATGATGTACCGATGATTTTATGTGGTACAGAATGGAATAAACTACCGTCTTTTCTAGACGGAAGCCCTGAGCTAAAAAACATATATTTTGAGATTAACCATGAATGATAAACTAGTAACAAAAGTCAATCAGTTTTTAAGTAAAGAATTGTTTCAAAACATGAATGACATTGCCATTTTTCAAAATGACGATGGTAGCTATGAATTCTTTAATAAATATCTTGTAATTAAACATCACAGTGGATACAAGGTAAAAACTAAATTTGATTCTCATGAACGCCTATTTTCTTCTTTGAAGTTTGCTGTTACGTGGTGCATTTTTGAAAATAGAAACAAATACGTTAGGGCTAAAAGAATAGAATATTTGGATCAGATGCTAGCAGGATCAGAAGTTTCTATAGAAATGCACAGGCATCTAATCAAAAAAGCTAAAGAAACTGAAAATAAACTAATATATGTTGCTAAACTAACTGAAGAACAAGCTAAAAGGAAGAAAATGTTAGGTGAAATGTACACCTATGTTAATGAGTCTAAATCGCTGCAAACTCAAAAGTTTGCTGCTAAATGATAAATAATAGATAACGTTTGGAATAAAACTATGAAACTTACCGATTTTGATAAAAACAATTTTGCTCCTAAAGCATTAGCTGAGAACTATAAAGTGAATTTTGACGTATCCAATTTGACTAAAATTGCTACGCAAAATATGCTTAGAAAAATCAGAACACTAGCGTTGGAGGCAAAAGAATCGCCTGATTTTCAAAAAAATCAGACTAGCCCATCATATATGAAATTAGTGTTCATGGAACAGGCTTTAGTTGAACATTATAACTCTTTGCTATCCAAGCCAGCTACAAGAATCGTTTTCGAAAACGAGGAAGTTGAAAAGTCACAAGTTGTGCTTGCAGCACAAGACATGGTAGACACCATACAAAAGATGCTTGAAGATATTGGTCAAATGCAAGTTAAAGAATTGCCTGCGCTAGTCGATTCAATTGAATCTGAAATTGGTGTTAATGAGGCGCAAACATACAACGATCAGGTTTCATCACAATTAGATACCCTAAGTGGTGCTATGAAGGCTGCATTTGCCGCAATGAAAGCAGCAAGAGATTCTATCACCGGTCAAGGCGGTGGAAGTTTTACTGAACCCGCAGTTGATGCAGCAATGGGCGATGAAATGGCAGGAGCAGGTGACGAAATGGCAGGTATGGATGCTGGCGCTGATGCTGCCGCAGGGGCTGACATGGCTGCACCTGCACTAGAAATGCCACCAGAAGAACCTGAAGCAGAACCTACAGGTGGAGTTGGTCGACCAAAGAGGTAATTCAATGAGACTCTACGAGTTTGCCGGTCCTGATCCGATGGTTACGAAACTCGTAGCAGTTACGGATCAGTTGAAATCAGATTTAGAAAAAGGGGAAGCAGATCCTAATATGACGCTTCCCAATTTCTTGCAATATCTAAAGAAATTTGATATCATAATAGATAAGACAGACCTGTATGATATGATCAAAAAAATGCCTTTAAAAAATCTCATTTCCAATATTCAAGGAGATAAGATTATATTTAAAGGATTCGGAAAGCCAGAAGCTCCCCCGGATGAAGAAAGTAAAAAGATTGTTGCAGGTATGGCTAAACAAGCTGTAGGGCAACAATAAATGTTAACTGCTACTGAATCTGCGGTCAAAAAAATAAAACAACAGTTAGAACGAAGAGGCAAAG